ACCTTTATGTCTTGGTGGCGTATATTTGTCTCCCTCTCTGACTTTCCAGTACGGAAATACTTTAGCCACATTGACACCGTATCTGCTTACAAGGGCATCGTTTCCATCGCCCTCAATCGCAAATTCAACTTTCTTTTCCCACTGAGGTTTCTGTCCTTTCGCTGCTACATTTACGTTTCTGATCTGGAAATAGCATTCTCTTGGCTGTGCGTTTGCGTTTAGCTTTAATGCTGCTACCTTGCTCAAAATAAATTTAAGATTAGAACCGTTGATTGCGTCAAAATTAACGCCGCTCTCGTGCACCATCTGGAAAATAGATCCCATTGCTGCCACTACGCAATCTTTTGAATAAGAATCAAACTCCATTCCTCTTGAAGTTAAATCTCTTTCCATTAAATCGACATAACGATTTGTGTAGTAGGAAAGTTGCGTGTTGAAATTTGCTACCTGTGTGTTTTCTGCCATTTTAATTCTCCTTTTCTATTTTTTATCTTCCTCGCAGGCACATACATAGTGAATCGAAATTCAAAATAAAAATATATGCTACGCTGTTCTAATCCTTGTTGTGTTATTATGTAGTGCCCTATTTTGATAGAATCTCAATCCACCGTGAATGCACCTGAGAGTTATGCTCAGTGGCATATGAAACAGAATGAATGTTTTATAATTTTCTATTTTTTGTTGTTTTAAAGTATTATATTTTTCTGTGTTTTCCGGGCATTCACCCGGATTCATATGCCACCGAACTGTTGTTATTTAACTGATTGTTACATTTTCTGGGTTAATATGATATCTTCCGTTTCCGTTTGCTCGCTGTGTTCCGATACCGATATATTTTCCACTGGTTTCAATCAGCTGCAAAACTGTCTCATGTGGAAATACAATATCCGGGCAAGATACTTCAATAGTGGTTCTCCAATTATGGAACACATTACTGCTGCAAAGAACTGGGCTTGCACTGATTCCAGATGTAGGAACAATGTTGTTTACCACTTCAACGCTCTCAAAGTCTACTGGACAAATTGATCCTGTCATTGAAAGAGAACGCTTAATATCTGTTCCTTTCTTACCTGTGGAATCTTTGAAGAAAGTAATAAATGTTTCCGTAAACGCTTTCTTAAATGCCTGAGTAAGAATGCAAGGGCGATTATCTTTCATGTATGACTCCCATTCTTCCTGTGTATAGAGAGAAATATCTTCATCGTGGAAAGTAATCGGTTTCTCCCAGTGAATGCCTGTGATAAGTCCCTCCCAGATGTTTTTACCCTGATTGTATATTTCCGGCATTTTTGTGCCTTTATCGTGAGCCTGTTTCCAGCATTCAGCCTGCTCGTAATATCTGCTTCTCTTGTGAAGGATCAGGTCTGTATCACCGATAAGTTCCAGTCTTAATGTTGTTTCCTTTAAAGGTTCGATTGTAAATGTTTTTGATTTTGCCATAATGTTTTCCCTCCGAAATTTTATGATTTGTTTTATAGTTTCTGTTTGCGCAAACACTCAAGCAGATTAATTCACAATAAATATTTTTTGTAATATATTATGCTGTTTTATTATGTGCTGTTCTATAATGTCTCATCCTATATTGCGGTTAATCCGCTTGAATCTTTACGCAAATTCCAGATGTACTTAGCTGACAATAGAAATCGTGTCTTGTGTTGTGCTATTGTTTACTGTATTATTTTGTTCTCACATATAAGGTTTTGCGGTTTCCTATTATGACAGTTTCTACTGCCAGTTAAATACATCTAGTCGAGTTGAATGCTCGGTAGGTAACATGAATTGTCCTATAGTGTCCTATGCTGTCATATACTGAGTTGTTCTTTACTTTCCTGTGGCATTTTTCATGCCACCTACCCAATATTCAATTTTTTTGAGAACTGCTTTATAGACGACATAAACTGAACTGTGCTATCCTGTATTATTGTTTGCTTTGCCTTCCTGTTATATCCTGACGGTTATGCCGCCTGTAAAACAGTTCTCCATTGAAGTGCTGTGTTGTACTTTGATGTTCTATGATCTTATGTCCTATTGTTTTTTGATTTATTTTTTATTAAGCGTTCCACAACACTTGTCACTCTACACAAGAGAAAGATGTACTGCACTATACTGAATTATTTTATTTTGTTTTATTGTGAGTTATCCTGTCTTTCTGCTTATGCAGACTGATAAATGCTGTGGTTTCCTACGCTCATAAACCTGTAAAATAAGTTCTGCCATGTTGTGTTCTGTTATGTGTTATATTGCGCTATTTTTTCTTGCCTATCTTACAGGCATATCAACGTAGGAAGTTTGCCGCTACTGCACTCATAAACCTACAAGAATAAAAGTTTTAGATAACAAATATTTTGTTATGTTTTGTCTTGTGCTATAATATTCTGCGCTGTGCTGTGCTTTCTTATGCTCCTACTCTCATAGGCATATCAGTGCAGTAACGGCTGTCATATTTAATTAATCATTTCCCATATTTCTTCATATTCCGAGATGTTCTGGAATTTCTGTTTCACTGTCAGAAGTTCACTCCTGCAACGTTCTACGAGTGCTTTGTATTCGTCTGGTTTATTTAAAATCAGCTTTGTTGGTTTATATCCAGATGAACTGTCAGTTTTGTAGAAAACTCTGATTGTTGTCGGTTCTGGTTCCTTATCTGGCTTCACCTCAACAATCTTGAGATTTCTTACAACTGATCTGGCTTCTGCTATTCTCCATTTCTCAGCAGCTTCGGTGTCGTCCCACGTAAAGCACTTATGAAGTTCAGTATTCCCGTCTCTAGCTTTTTCAAGAATCTGCTGTGGTGTAGCCGATTCCAATTCTTCACAGATTTCCATGATTTCATCTGCACATTTTTGTGCATCGGCTTTGAATCTGTATGTTCCCCATGTGGCTAACTGCATTTTTTTCTCCTTCTTTTCTTAATTTTCAAATCCCTTTTACATTCAAGTCTCCATCTGAAACCTTCAACAGAATCATCTGTGTATCTAATCCTGGAATCCTGTCCGAATTTACACTCTCGGTATCGTCAACCCAAACCGGAAGCCGTAAGTCGTTCATCTCCTGCAATCCCATCACAAGGTCAATGTCGCAAAGAATCCGATCGCTGTGGTTCAGACCGTTTGCGTAATCAATACCGTTGCAAATCATCCGGCAAGTTTCCAACGGTTCTCCATCCTGTGTGTAGTCAAGGAACTGGAACTGAAAATGTTTGAAGTGCGGATTAATCACTGCTGCCAGTGCCTTGTTCTTCTCAATGGAATACTCGGTCAACTGATCTACTTTCTGCTGAATGTTTGCCTGTTTCTGTGAAAGCTTCTTCTGTTCTTCCTGTAATGCTTCAAGGTTATTAGCTTTTTCCTCAAGCCTTGCGGTCTGAGTCTTAATCTTTGCTTCAACATCTCTGAGCTTTGCTTCCAGAGAATGACGGTTGTTGCTTAATAAAATCCTGTCATTTTCGCCGTTTCCGATGCCATTGAGACTTTCTTCCAGTGCTGAGATTTTGTCGCAAACAGCCTTGTATTCTTCATCATCAGACATATCCGGTTCTGGAATCGGTTTCTCCGCTTCCTTTTCCGTTTCTGCGATTTCAAGCGCCAGAGATGTGATTTCTTTCTTAGTAGCTTCGATAACTGTTTCTGCTTCTTTCTTAGTTTCCTTCGCCGTTTCCAATCCCTCGGAAGCTTCGTTGCCGTCCTGAGTGATCTGTTCCAGTTTGGTTCGTTTATTTTTCTCAAACTGCTCTTTCTCTTCTAACTTTTTGGAGATTCTGGTCTGTTTATTAAACTCAAACTTGCGTTTCGCAGCTTCTACCTGCTCTTCCGGAAGTATCTGTCCGCAAGTCGGACAAACAGCTAATGCCGGGTCAAATTCTTTTCCACGGATTGCAGTAAGTTCGGTATCGCCGTCCCACTTCTCTTTTAATGCTTCCGTATATTTCTTTTTAGCCTGTGCCAATGCTGCTTTGTGGCGTTCAATTCCTTTGTCGGCGTGTTCCAAATCCATCTCGGCAAGCCTTAATTTGTTTTCGGCATTTTTCTTGTCGGATTTCAGCGTATATAATAAGGAAGTTATTCTGTCGTGTTTTTCTCTGACTGTTTTACCAGCTTTCTCAACCAGTGCGTCACGTGAACGCTTCAGCCCTGCCAGCTCAATAGAGATCCGGTCGTATTCCCTTGAAGCATCACAGAGTACTTTCTCCTGCTTCTCATTTTCCTTCAACAGGTCAAGAAGATCATCCCTCTGCGCCGGAAGTGTTTCATCGCATTCAACCTGTCGGCCCTGCTCTTTTCTGATCTGCTTTGCAATATCCTCAACATCTGACTTGGCTTTTCTCAGGTCTCTTCTGCGGGCTTTTAAGATTTCTTCGATAGAATCTCCTTCCACGCCTTCGTTCTTTATCCATTCATATTCCGGATGCTCTGCTCTGAACTGTGATTCACTGAATCCAGCTATTCCTCCCAGTGTTTCCCTTGCTTTTGCTGTTGCTTTCTGGATCTCATTCAAAAACACTCTGGCGTTGCTGCACATGGCAATCGTATCGGGATCGGCAATCCTTTTAAGAATCTCCATATACTCGGTTTTGTTTCGCTTAATTCCGTTGACGTAATATTCAACTGTATTGGAGGATTTCCCCTTTTTGGTCTTTTTCTGGATAACATATTCCGTTCCGTCAACGTCAATAACCAGCTCTCTCACTACTGGATCGTCAACTTCTTCACCATCAACCTTCCGGCGGATATTGTTCGGAAGTGTTCCATCTGCCAGTTTTCCGGTCAGGACATCAAAATATGCGTCCATCAGAGAAGTTTTGCCCTGTCTGTTTCTTCCGGAAACTTCTGTTCTTCCTGCGAAATCAAATTCTCTTGCTTCAAATTTCTTATAGTTTTCAACGCTGAGTTTTTTCAAAGTTACCTTTTTCATCTTTGATTTCCTCCATCTCCATTACTGAAACTTCGTATGCTGTTTTTCTAACATAGGAACCATCTGACTGCTTCTTCCAATAGTCACGGCTCTGCATACGTCCCTTTAATCTAACTTTTGTACCTACTTTCCATTCAGAAGCTTTCACCGCCAAGTCTCTCCATGAAATACAAGAAATGTATTCGGACCGCCTGTATCCATTGATTGCCACACAAACTTCGCAGATTGTTTTTCCTAATGGCGTTTTTCTCAGCACCGGCTTCTTGCAAATGTTTGCAGTCATTTCTACTGTATTCACAAGAAGCGTTCCTTCCGTGCTGACATCATATGTTTCCAGATACATATACTTTTTCTCTTGGTGGTCTGCTCTGACCCATTTGGAACGGATTCTTCCCGAAACCTTTATCCAATTCCATTCCCGGAACGTACCTTTGAGTCTGTTCGGGATCTCAACAATGATATCGTCCGGTGTTCCGCTGAACCGATCACTTCTGACGACTAGAAAGCTTTTGCCCTTCCTTGGCTTAAATTTGACTTCTGCCGGATCAGTTACGAATCCGGTCAGTGTTGCTTTGTTTAAATCTTGCATTTTTGCTTTCTTTTTCCTTCCTTTTAATGTCGTGTACGAAGTCATTGATTTTTAGCATCACTGCCAGCCCGGCTGTACTCATTAAGATGTAATCCAATGCCAGAATCGTGAGTGCGTCCAAATTAGTCACAGCCCAGCATACTGTAAAGAACACGATTGCCAGACCAGAAACCCCGAACACTGCAAGCCCCTCTAAGTAAGTTCTCATTTTTTTCCTTTCCCCAGCAATCCCATTGCCAGCACTGTAGTCAACAGAGCAATGATTGCCAGATCTTTGTTCCTTGCTTCCTTCTCAAGGTCTTTGATGATCTCAGAAGCAAGTGTTTTGCCAGTTTCCTTAGTGATTTTAGACATTAAAAATGCCCTCCTGTGTTTTTATTTGTCAAATACAGGAAGGTGTGATATAATCAACCTGTATTTAACTTACTCAAGCTAAGTTAGATACGTGCTCCGGTTGGTGTTCCTGCACCGCCGGGGCTGCTTACAACTTAAATGCCTAACATGGCAGCCAGAACGTTTTTGTCGACGTAATCGCTATCCGAAGCATCAAGATAAGCTTCAACAGCTTTCAATCTGCCTGCCAACAGGGCATATTCTTCTTCAATGGTCTCCGGGATAAAATCCACGGAGCTTTCTTTTTCTACAGCCATCAATTTTCTTCCTCCTTTTCACAGTATGGACATGGGGCATTAAGTAACAGGTTGTTCAGCACCGCTTTTACAGATACAAAGTTTTCCTCCATATCACGTAATGCTTCGCACACATCATAATATTTTCTGCTTCCTTCAGTCGTTGTGATGCCGACGCATATCGTGCGATACGTCCCCAACTTTTCACTGCTGAAAACCTTACATTCAAAGCACACACACGCTTCTGGAACTGTGTCCTGTGCTTTCCGGCACATTCCATATAAGGTATCAGCATAAAGGTTAAATTTCTCTGCTTTTGTCATTTGTCCGCTCCCATCCCGGCGTTTACCGCCTTGAAAATCATCTGCTTTGTTTTTTCCTCTCCGAATGCTTTGGAGAAGGAACTGTAGGTACGAGATATGATTTCTGAAAGATCATGGATAACTTCATTTCCCGCACCGTTGATTGATACGTTTCCTTTTTCACATTTAACCTCCTGATTCGATAATTTTCGCCTTGCAACCTCCTATACTGTTCGCTCCCCTTTTGTGATATAATTCTTCCAGAAGGGAGGTGATATATTTATGGATTGGGGTGCTAAAGCTTCATGGATTGCTCTGATTGTCGCAATTATTTCTCCTGCGATCACAACTTATCTGAATAATCGTTTTCAATTAAAAGCAAAATCTATTGATTATGAGTTTTCTAAGCAGTCGGAATATTACCAATATCAGAAAAACTGTTATGAAAACTTTATAAAATTTGCTTCAAAGCAGATTGAAACCGATTATAAAAGTGAACGGATAGAATTTTGTGAATGCTTTCATAAAATGTTGCTCTATTTGCCAAAAAGTAATTGGGACGAAGCTAAAACGCTTTATGAATCAATCACTAATAGAAATCCTGATGCTCTTGAGAAGCTTTACTGTTTTACTAAAACATTGGGTGCCCAACTACGAGAATCGTGGCGGCAGTTCCAAGTATGATTGTGTAAATCAGACCAAACTTTCTCATTCCATTTTTGTTGTTCCCGTGCCAGTACGACATCAAACTGCAAATTATAAGCGTTGCTGACAGGGGAATGGCATTTAAAATGTTCAACTCGCAACCTCCTGTCCCAGAAACTTATTCACGAAATACAACTGCCCTTTTCCACTGACTTTTGTCGTGCGTGTGATTCTGACTGAACCATCTGGATTCTGAACATTGGATTCTTTGATTTCAAATAATCCCTGCTCAACATATTTCTGTTTCGGCATATTTCGTGAACTTCCAGAAACCATCAGATAGCCATTGTCTCTCATCCACTGGAATAATCGTTTCTGCCCTATCTGATATCCGTTCTGGCAGATAAGTTTCGCTAAGTCTCCGATAAGAATTGATGTGTGGCTTGCAGATACCGCATCTGCGAAGATTGTTTTCGGTCTGTCAGATTCGATTTTCTTCACAAGAGATTTATTTGTATCTTTCAGCTTCGCAATAGTCTGGTCTGCCATCTTCAATGCTCTGGCAAATACCTGTTCCGGCGTGTTCCAGGCTTTTTCGAGATCGATGAGATACTGTCGGCATTCTTTTCCTTTTTCAGTTCTACTCATAAGGCAAATGTGTTTCGCCATATCTACTGATAAAGAATAATCCTGTATTTCTCTGTGCGCTCCGTTATTTACAACCGTACCTGAAAGTACACTTGTAAAATCTTCGTTTTCAACGAATCCCTGAGAGTTTGTTTCGAACCATGCCGAAAATCGCTTACTGATTTCAAGAGAGTTATATAAATCTCTTGCTGATACAGTCGGTTCTTCGCCATTGTAATTAATTGGTATTAATTCGCTCATGCGTCTCCTTTCTGTGGTATACTCTCCTTATGGAAAGGAGGTGTTTGTTTAATGGTGTATTCTGGTTTTTGTGTAAAACAGAACAAGGATTATTTTGTCGAATTTACTCAAATTTCCGTTTCTTCTTTAGAAGATAAGAGTCCAAAATCTATTAACGGAAGATTAAAATGTAAATATGCCGGTTTTACAGGTTGTTGTAATCGTGCCAGCGATTGTTCAATTCTGCAAAATCTCAGTAAGTAATCCTCACGGCTCTCTGAAATATGGGAGCCTATTCTTTTGTGCCAAACTCAACTGGCATTTCCTGTCCTTTGAATCTAATGCTTTCGATTTCTCCGATGCCTTTCTGGTTCACCTGTAACAGTTTTAAATCCGTTGATAAATTTAAAGCATTCAGATCAATGGAAAGTGTCGGCATTGAGTTCCCAACCTCCTGCTTCAGTTCGAAGCTTCTTACTCCCTCAAGTCTGTGGCCGTCTACAAGGATTTCTGTAAATACTCCCTGTTCCTGCTCAACCTGATGGATTTCAATTTTTGATGCTTTCATGTGTCTCCTTTCTAGTTAAGAACTTTGAACTTTTTCTTTGAAAAAATAGTCCTGTATATCATCAGCAGAAAGTTCCAATAGATTGACTGCTTTGCAAATATCTGACTGTTTCCAAAACAGCTTTCCGTTGAGTTTCAGCGATAATGTACGTTCTGACCATTCCATAGCATTCGCAAAGGAACTCTGACTATCATATTTTTCAATGATTCTTCCCTTGAGCTTACTATAATCAAATGCCATATTCCACACTCCTTTCAGTTCAATGTTTTGAACTAATTATAATATAGCACTGCCTATGCACTAAGTCAATACATATTTTCAATATTTTTAACTTTTTTGTTTTGAGACTTGAACTTTTGTTTCATGTGTGATATATTATCATTAGAAAGCGAAAGGAGTATAATACAATGGAAAAAGTTAGTTCATCAGAAAGATTTAAGACTTTGATGGACGAACGTAATCTGAGAGGTTGATATTCTCAATCTTGTTCTTCCATATTGTAAGAAATACAATGTGAAAATGAATAAGTCGGATATTAGCCAGTACGTTTCCGGAAAGACAGAGCCTAGTCAAGAAAAACTGGTCGTCTTAGGGATGGCGTTAAATGTTTCAGAATCGTGGTTAATGGGATTTAATGTAGGACGTGCCAGAAAAGACACATCCCATCAGGCGAAAGAAGATTTTAATCTGATTTCAAAATTCTCATTATTAAGCGAACGTGACCAGAAAATTGTTTTAAGTCTAATTGATTCCATGCTTTCTAATTAAAAAAAAGTGGGGCTTAATCGCCCCACTTCTCCAGAAACAGTTTTATAAATGTGTGCAGGTACTCTAGTGTGCCTGTTTTTTTTATTCCATTTATCATCTCGATAATCTCTTTCTTATAGTCCATAAAATAACCCTCCCTGTTTGCAAACTACTGCCTACATTAAAGTATATGCTCGATTAGCAGATGGAATGCCACGAACTTATGTTTGCATTATATCCTATAATATGTCTAATAAAGCGGAATAAGTGGGATGAAACAATATTTCCACGAGGTAATTGCCAATGGTATACCGGAATATTTACAATCGCATAGAAATTATTCGTGATAACAAAGGTAAAATCATTCCTCTTTGGAGCAAAATAAAATACAAGCATAGGAATATGCTGCATCTGTTTCGTGACATTTCTTTTGACTGTTGATTGTCTGTGCATATGTTGTTCGGAACAAATGCTAGTACCTCTGTTTGTATATTCTTCTACGCATACCGATGAACTGATGATGTAGTTGACGTATAATATAATTCCGATAATGGCCAGAATTTGTTTGAATGTTTTCATTGATAACACCTCGAATTTTATTATATTTCACTATACTACTTGTGCTTTAAATGATATAATATATACAAATTTTACTAAGGAGGATTTACTATGAAAAAGCATTTAAAATTATTAGCGGTGCTTGGTGTCACAAGCATTTTGGTTTCATCCACTTCTATCCCGACGTTTGCAGAAGACTTTGTTTTATATGATGAAAACGGAGTACACGTCGAAACAAAAGGCTTAACAGAGTCGCCATCAAAAGGAACCATTGGTTTGTATATCGAAAACAATTCTGATCTGAATTTAGGTATTGCACCTTACGCTTATGCCATAAACGGCATCATGGCTGGTGGTGACCAATATGGTCTTAATTCTGCCGATGTTGCACCAGGTAAAAAAGCAAATTCTACTATAGAACTTACCAGTGCTTGGGAAAAAACCAATTTTTATAAAGATTATCAAATGGATGAATTGAGCAGCTTCGATATTTTGCTGTGGGCTTATGATAATTCAAAAAGCTTTAAAGCTTTCGATAGTGGTCAGGTGCATGTTGATGTAACTGGAGCCACGGAAACATCTTCACCTGTGTTAAGTAACGTTCAAAACATATATGATAAAGATGGTATTAGCGTTGATTTTGTATCATCAAAAGAGAACAGTTTCACGTTTTGCATCACGAATACAACTGGTCAGTATTTTGTTTACGATGTAGTTTCTGAAACTTATAATGACTTTACAACTTCCGATGTGAATTATGAACTGTGCAACAAATATTTGCTGAATAATTGTAAAACAATTATAACCTTAACTCCAACTGACGATTTCCTTTCAATGAACGAGATTTCTGAAATATCAAAAGTAGATTTCGCATTAACAATCAGACCGTTGGCTGAATATGAAGGTGAATATACTACAGATTTAATATCATATCAGAAGTAAAATATAATTTTCTCATATCTTTTATTTATGGACTGACTGCCGGATATTTAAGCACTTTTATTAACACAGGAGAGCAGCTTTGGTAAATTTCCGGCAATTCAGCCCATTTACAGTATTAAACTGCTGTAGTATAATATCTGTATAAATACTATCTACATTGTAAATTCTACAACATTTCACCGTAAAAATTGGTAAATTGAATAAATAGCATGTTTTCGCATAACGAAAAAAGGGTGTGATATAAATGCGAATAGCGATACTTGACGATAACCAGCTTGATATTGATTATTTCAAGGCAAGGGCTGAGTCATTTTTGAAGAAAAAGGGCGACAGAACGTACCAGATTTCAGAATACACTTCTGGTGTCCCTCTTGTGGATGATGTGAAAGACGGTGAATGGTTTGACTTGATCGTGTTGGACATCATTTTAAAAGACGGCGAAAATGGTATTGATGTAGCATATAAGTTACGTGGCTCTGGTTATTCCGGAAGTCTGATGTTCTGGACAGCTCATGCCGGCTACATGCGTGATGCTTTTGATGTTCAGGCAACACAGTATGTTATCAAAGGGCATGAAGATGGAAGGGTGTTTTCCGTAATTGATACTACACTTGGAAGATTGGAAGAACGGATGCTCACTGTAAAATTCAAAGGTGATTTCCACAGGGTTTTCTTTCGTAACATCGAATATATAGAAAGCCGTGGTCAAATGTGCATCATCCATTGCACGTGCAGGCATCAGTATGGTTTTTACCGGCGTCTGCATGAGATAGAAAAAGTTCTGGATCGGCGTTTTGTCCGGTGTCACCGCAGTTATATCGTAAACATGGATTACATCGCAAACATTGCATCTGACATCAAGATGATTTCCGGTGATATCGTTTCAATATCGCAGAACCGAAAAAGAGAAATAGAACAGATATATCAGGAATATCTCGAAGAATAAGAAAAGAGTCGGGTTTTTATGCCCAACTCTTTTCCTGACTGTCCACTCGTGCCGCTGCTAACAGCCTCGAATTGGGACATACAGCTCTTCCGTTCATGCACGGTGGAATCAGTCTGCACTCTTCACTTGTGCGTAGCCACACAGGAAACTTTACATCATAAGTTCAACCCCTGTGCGGCTGTTGATAGTATACCTTGTTCTGAAGGAAAAATCAATCAGAACGTTATTTTGTATTTGCTTTCATATGCTCAATCGCTTTCTTCCAGGTATCAATGCCGCAAGTTCCATTTGCCTTTACACCGACATTTTTCTGGAAAACTTTGAGGGAATCATATGTGTCATTCCCAAACTGTCCGTCAACTTCCACTCCCAGCATCGCCTGAAGCATTGCCACAGCTGTACCGGAACTGCCCTTTCTCAGAATCGGAAGTCTTGTCTGGAAGGTACCGGTAAGCGTAGTTGAAGATGTACTTACTTTTGCACCGGTGGTAACAGCAATAGCCACGTGGTGGTTATCATTCAGAAGGATATCTCCTGCCTTTAGATAGTCACCGGATGTCAGATACTTGCTATCCGTCAGTACTTTCGCACCAGCAGCCTTCATTGCGGCTCTCATGTTTCGTGTTGTCAGATAGATACTGACTGCCTTGAGCTTTGCGTTATTTAAGCGATACCCAGCCCCCTTGACGATAGCTGCTGTGCTCGCACTGCAATCAGATTCACAAGCTACCGTAATCTGCACCGGATCGTAGTTACTTGCCTTTAAGTGCTGCCAGAACGAATATCGGTCATTGCTGTTTCCGGCAGTGCCCTGATCGTACCCGATGAGATTGTTTTGTGCTGCTTTTGTCGCCATGTCTGCGATCATGGCTGCGATTTTCGCGTCATTGAATCTTAGGACGCAGAGCCACGGTCTGCTGTACCAGTTCATAATCCGGTATTCTGTACCAGTCTGATCTCCTGCTCTCCCACCTGCATACCTTCCGTTTTCATCATGCCCGCAGTTACTGATTTTTACCATTTTTGTTTCTCCTTTCTGTGTCGTTCCTCTATAGTCCTTGTAAAACACATCCATATCAACATTTCCGCTGATTCCGGATACTTTTCCCTTGCTGGAATACTGCCAGCCTACACCGACCGATGGCTTCAGTCGTGTTTGGACAGTGCCGTTATCATTCGCCGGATATCGTGCTATCCAACACTCATACTTTCTGAGTGCGTCAGTCAGAACGCCGTTGTACCAGTCCAGATTGCAGTAGATACCGACCTTATAACCAGCTTTTTTCATCCTTGTCAGAAAGGCAACTGCAATGTTTTCGACTGCCTGTTTACCGAGCTTTCGTTGATTAGACCACTCGAGGTCATAGAACACCGGGAAATCCAATCCTCTTCCATTCAGTGCGGCAATCACATCTTCCGCTTCGTCAATCGCCTGTGCCGGTGTCAGAGCGTATGAATACTTGTAACCGCCGACAAGGATTCCGTTGCTCTTGCATCCCTTGTAGTTGTACTCGAATGAGCTGTCAACACCTGTTTTCTGATGGATTCTTAAAATGGCGAATTTAATGCCGGATTTAGCCACTTTCGCCCAGTCCGGTTTTCCTTGATTGGATGATACGTCAATACCTTTAATTTCCAATTCTATCAACTCCTTTATGAAACATATTTATGGTGGCTGTAGCGTACAGATTCCTGTGCTACTTTTGCGTAAATCATAGTGGTGTCAAGTTTTTCATGTCCGAGCATCTTCTGTAAGTCGGTGACGTTCATTCCCCGTTCCAGAGCCATGCTCGCCGTTGTGTGCCTTATCAGATGTGGGTATAAGTGTCTGCCGATGCCGGAACGTTCTCCAATTTGTCGGACTATCTGCTCAATTTGCGTCTTTGTAATGCCCCGATATGGCTGACGGACGGTGGATATCACGCTGTCGGAATCACCTTTCCGGCTGAGCCAGTATTTCTTCAGAGCAACTTCGGCTCTGGCGTTGATATATGATATCCGGTGTTTACTACCTTTTCCGAACAGGTGGACTTCCTTGGTCCGAAAGTCAATGTCGGCTTTCTTCAGAATCACCATTTCCGAGACACGGCATCCGGTGCTGTAGAACAGTTCCACAAGGGCTTTCTCCCGATAATCCTTGCAAGCATCCCGAACTAATTCCAGTTCGATATCGGACAACGGCTCACGTGGTTTGGCTTCAAATTTGATTGGATTTATTCGGCTGCATGCGTTTTTGGTCAGATACTCTTCCTTTACACACCAGTCCAGAAACGTGTGAATGATAAGGCGTTTCCCGTCAATCGTCCGGTTGGTGTTGCCTTTTGCCGACAGCCCGAACAGGTATACACGGATATCGTTGGTGGTAATCTGATTCAGTGGTTTATTGACCGTCTGGAAGAAGTCGTCAAGGTTGCACTTGTACGTCCTCAATGACTGCGGGGACATGCCTTCAATCTTTTTGGACACCAGATACACCTTGTAGCACTCCGGTATGCAGTCTTGATACGGCACGATTTCTGTGATTTTCTTCTCAATGTCGAAGTTTGCCGAAAACATTTCCAATTCCATCAGCACGGTTTTCATTTGCTCCGGTGTCAGCTTTCCGTCCAGTTTGGTCATAAATTCAGTCGCAAAATTTTCCATGAAAAAAGCCCTCCTTTTGGGTACACAAAGGGAAGGCACTGTGATATAATATACCTGTACCCTTTGTGGTGCTCGGAGTTGAACTTTTTACTTGGTAGGTGGGAGTTCGGCTCCTTTTTTGTTATAATGTTTTGCTCGTATTATAACACTTAGCACATCACCGTGGTAGCTTTTTTATGAAATTTTCAAAGTTTCTTAATCAACTAAATGGGAAGAGGAAAATTATAAAAAAGCATAAAAGCATGTGATCATCTGAGTTTTTGTCGATTTTATTGTTACGGTCCTATCCGAATTGCTGACAGTGATACCGTCCGGAAGTGCTGATGTGGTCACGGTATAACCAATATTGATAGAACCTCCGAGGTAGAAAACAACCATCGCTTTCTCGATTATGATTAATCCATGAGTGGCAGCACGTACATTTTTGATAGTAAGCGATTCGCCAAATGCTTTTTCGTACCTCAGAAAGGGCTTACTATTTAATTCATTAAGTGCTCCAACCACCGTCTTGTTGTTCGTCTGCAAGTTGTTGATAACCGCATTGGTCAGCTTTCCGACTATCCAGTTCCAGATTCCGCTGAACGGTGAAAGCTTGTTTGCCTTCGATGTTGCATCATAAATCATCAGTGTGTCGTTGTCCGCCGGTGTTGCTTTCTGTGTGTACTCGTTAAATTTACCCATTACTGTAATCTCCTTTCTAACTCTTTGATACGTTTCTCTTGCTTGTCAACCTTTGCGCTAAGTTCCTGTATGGCTTTGATGGCGTACTCAGTCAGAAGCAGTCTGTCAATCTGTTTTGCGTTTATACTTCCATCTTCGTTATATCCGCCACCAGATACAAGTAACGGATCAATTTTTTCAATTTCATCCGCAACAAGTCCAAGCGGCTGATGAATACCTGATTCTTTCCAGTCAAAAGAGCATACAGGCATTTTCAGCACTGCATCAAGCGCATTTATTGAACATTCTGCAAAGTTTTCTTTCAGTCGAACATCTGATTGATTATCCGCCGTAAACCACCACGTCGTATAGCTACTGGTTGAGCCATATTGACCACGTATCGCCACTGCAAATTGGCTATTACTATTTTTATTAGCATTTAAATATGCCACTCTTGAACCATTTGCGCTTACAGACGCTACCGGCTGTCTTTTGACTTTGCCGGATGTTTTTGCTTGGTTCTCCAAGTCGTAGAACATAAGGGTTCCATCGGTTGAAAAATTCGCTCCAAGTTCGCATCCGTCCGTAAAAAGTGAGTTTGTATTTATTCGGACTTTGTTGTTCAGATAGCGAACAATATAGCCTTCCCATTTTTTGCTCGTATCACCTTCCATCCAAAGTTCAAGCACTTTATTTTGGACTTTCTGTGCGTACAGCCCGTATTTTCCAAGCATCAGTGCATTGTAGTTGTCTGCATCTGTGTAGTCCGTATACAATCGCAATCCGGCAGTGTTAAGAGATACCATCGGGTTTCCGGTGTTCTTATTAAGTACGACATATCCGGTATATCCTAATCTCGATACCTGATTTCCGTCAGCATCGTAAATCTTCAACTGACCATTTCCGTTATTCGTGCCGCCAAGACTGATGACGCCGCCTTTCATGGCATTGAATGAAATATACAGCGTCTGGTTTCCACTTTCATCTTTTTCGTAGTACAGACCCTTGAACTTCCCATCATCCGACAGGATATCAACTATCTGTTCCTGTGTCAGTGATGCCACATCAACCGCAACGGAATATGTCTGGTAGTCCGCAAGTTTGCTCTTCGACTGGTCAAAATACAGTGAAACCTTGAGCATGTCATGTGCCTTGAGTGACAGTCCGTTGACATTAATCTTCAGACGGTCAAGTGCCGTAGTCTGCGATACTGTGAGTATAGCCCATGTAGCGCCGTTGTCGGTGGATTTTTCCAATTTCCACCAGCCTTTCTGCGACTGTGCAATCTCTCCGTTTCCATCACGATAGAACGAATCCACAATGAGCGATGCCGGCGTTATCTTCTTGTCTGCCCCCATAAGCAACACATCTGCATTGCTCTGGAAGAAGTAAGTCCTTCCGGCGGTTCCCTGTTCACCCTTAATCTTTGTCCAACTGTATTTCGTCGGGTCGGTGCTATCATCTGGCGTGTAATCGGTATACTGCCCGATGTACAGCTTATTGACACTATCATCTACGGAGAAACCTGTTCTACCATCAGCACTATTCGCATATGCGATATGGAAGTACGGCGTCTTTCCGTTCGCCCCCGGTGTTCCCGGCACGCCTTGCGCTCCTTGGTCGCCTTCAAACTTGGCCCATGTGTACTTGCTCGGGTCAGTACTGTCAACGCCGGAAAAGTCCGTATAAGTTCCGATATATTTGTTCGGCGTCTTGCTCATCTGTGCCGCTGTCGGGTTCTGTACCGGTGCGTACTGGATATGCAGATACGTTGTCTTTCCATCAGTTCCAACGCCCGGGATTCCCTGCGGTCCGGCGTACTGTTTCGCAATCGAGAACTGTTTCGATACGACAAGGTTATTCAGATATGCCGCCTTGATGTTCACCCATCCGCTGTCTGCGGTCAGTCCGGTGACAGTGTATGTCTTAGTTTCCTTATTCCAGCTTCCCTGTATGTTCTGGGACGTCGTAATCGTGTACGTACAGTTGTCCGTGATATCCTGTGTGCCGTACATGACGATCGCTGTTGTGGTGCACTCCGGGAACTCTGTATAGTTGCCGTCGCTGTCAACCGGGATCCCCTGATAGTCGTTATCAAGCTGCATGGTCATGTTTCTGGCTAGGGATGCAGCCTCAAGGGCCTCTTCTGCTTTTGTATCATCTGTATATTTATTCAGTTTCTGCCAATCTGACTGAACATAAGATGCTCCCTTTGCTCTTGAAACTGTACAGGTAAGGATATCTCCGCCTTCATCTCCTTCCTGCGACCATAAATCACCGATATCATAAGGCGGCTGCGGCTTTGTCACAAACACTCTGCGCTTATGGTCCGCGGTATCTTGTGCGTTTTGAGCCGCCGCAAGAGCTTTTGTGATATCGGTGTCCTGTACAAGAACCCATTCCCATTTACCTACGGTCGAATCATAAAAGAACCGGTAAGCATATCCGCCTTCACCAGTTTCTTTGTTCGGCTTCCAAAAGAACAAATCTCCTTCATGCTTTTTCCGTTCTTCTGTTGTTGTCCAATTAGATGCAGGTTTGTTTTGAAGCGTAGGTTCATAATCGTAGTAGAATGTTTCAATCTGGCCATCTATCTGGTCTTGCAAATCTCCCAGTGAGCCAGTTACCGTTTCAGCATAGTCAGATAGTTTTCCGTCTGAATAATCCTTGCTCTCTTGGAGATAGTTTGCAAATGTTTGATTAAGAGATTTCCCTCCACCAATTTGAACACTTCCGTCGAGATATACGGATTTTGTGTCCATATCCACAGAGAAGATGATGCTTCCATCGGTATCTGTTACCGTGATTGCTCCGGCATTAATCCAGTCAGCATTAACACCAACAGCGTTCAAAATTCTTACAATCGTATCTCCATCAACGGTCATTCCGCCATTCCATGTTTGTCCGCCATCTGTTGAAACGCCCCATGCTTCTGCGGTCATCTTCCATACAGCCCGTGATTCTGTGAGTGTGGGCTTGTCATGTAAATAAAAGATCTGGCTACCGTCCTGTTGAGTCTGTACTGTAGTATATACGCCAGTGGAGTTGTCTAGTCGGTCTTTAAACTCTTGCAATGCTTGCTCTCGTGTGGTTCGCTCTCTCCAAACGGATTTTCTGGCGTCGACAGCTGCTTGCGTTACAAGTGAATAGGTCTTTGAACTATTCCGGGCTGCGCTTTCGGCATTGCAGGAAATCTGTTCAAACGCCCCCGGTTGCAGCACGACATTTGTCAAATAGCTTTTATACTTATTTCCTTTTCGATCGGTGATCAGAACAGCATCACCGGCTTCAAGAACTATATCAGTCAAGCATTCTGTTTCAAACGGTCTAAAAGACATCCCGACGCATTTTTCACCGATTATGTTTGCAACAACCTCTCCGGTTCCTTGCGGAATCAGTTTGTTTGCACTGATTTTCAGAACATATCCTTCTTCTCCGTACAGATACGAACTTGCTTCTTCGTCCGTAGATGTGGATTCCAGATACTCTGTTACCTGCACACCGGTTATCACCACATCGTCCAAGTTTGGGGTAAAACCATTAGTGGAATTTATAGCTACTCTGTTCGCATCGGTAATTTCCGTATCATACCATTTTATAGTCAATCTGCCGTATTTATCGCATCTGGCGTACTGGCATCCGATCTGGCATGTCCATGCAATGACTTGTCTGAAGGTCAGTGCTTCATCATCAGGCCTTGCCGGTATCTGGTAAGAATCCTGATAGAAATTAAGTGTGTCCAGTGTTACTCCGCACACCTTGCAAGCATCCTGTATGATTTGTTTCCTTGTCGCCGGATATTTCAGCTTGCTTGCAGAATAATCACGGTCGAACTTCCGCATGTTATCTTCACATTCTAGTTCGATAATTGTAGTATTCTGGTACGGAGTATCTATGACTGTCATTGTGCATATTCGGATTTTTTCTATCAAAGCATTTTTATGTACTATGATTTCATTGCCGGTGGTATCCAGAATCTTATCACCGGTGGTATCAAGTAATGCGCTGGTATCTTCCGGCTCAAGTTCGATTCCTACGTAGCAGATCACCGTAGCATCTGTAAAATCATAATCTGTATACTTTCCATCAAAGTTATTGATTGACAGGTTCAAAGTATTGATATTTGCGGACCCGATGTTAAACGTGTTGTCGTCAGACACGGAATCCTCAAACTTCATACCATTTGACCAAAAATCAGCGTTGGTAAGATTGATAACTGTCCCATCCGTCAGCGTTATGTCAGCGTATTTTAAATAATTCCTGTTATCGTTATTTTGTTCATTCTTAAATCTGTCTGAAATATCTCTCAATCTCTCACCTCCTATTGCTCGATCAAGTCAAATTGCAATCCTTCCATCCGCTGATTCCCGACCCACCAGCATTTAAAAGGAGCGGACCGGTCGCCAACATAAAAGGTTCGGACTTCGTGTTTGTTTCCAGACAAGAGATCGGGATATTCAACAGAAATGTACTCTGGGTTAACCGCCTGCACGATTTTGCAAGCTTTTTCCCATTCCGGTGCGTTCCAACCGATTTCCAATTTTCTCTTTTGACCAACACGATTCTTGTGCATGATCGTGTCATCAGTACGCCCGGATTCTGACGCTGATATGTCCTGAAGCCCCCATGTGAAAGAGGACGGACAAGGCATCGCTGCACCATTAATTTTTATAAAAACGTCTGCCATTGAATAATCACCTCATTTTTGCGCATGAAAAAAGCGCCTATCAAAGATAGACGCTTTATGATTATTCATTATACTTTTTTGACGTAATATGATTCCATATTTTTACATAGGATGTTCGGGCAAAAAGAAAGAACCGGAGATTTCCCTCCGGTCCATAGCTTTATTTATAAACTACTTTGTACATTGCTCTACGATACGATTTCACTTTTCCATAACGATTATTATTTGTAAACTGCACCATTTCGACAACGTGTGTTCCAGATTTTATATAAATGTCGTCCAATGATCCCCCTCCGCTAACAGAAGTGCCGTGATTTTGATCCCAAAGCGTTCCGTCAATATAGACATACGTCATTAATTCCCGGTCAACATTATTTGCTGAAAAATTGATATATCCCATTGGAAATTGTTTATATAACTGCATAAGTACGGTTTTACCATTCGTACTTCTTTGAGAATTATATTCAATAAAGGAATCTGCATCTCCACACTCTTTTTGATTTGGTAAAAGCATCTTAAGTTTGCTAGGTGTGTTCTTGACCGTAACTTTGCACTTAAATGTTTTACCAGACGCACTTCTGGCGGAAACATAAGCAGTTCCGACATTTTTTCCACTGATCTTACCGGTTGACGAAACTGTTACAACTTTGGCGTTTGAAGATGTCCATCTGTATTTCTGTTTCGTATTCAGCATTTTAAGCTGTGCCGTTTTCCCTTTGTACAGCGAAATGTTAGAGCTGCTGATTCTCGGCGCTTCTACTGTCACTAAGCACCGATAACTCCTCTTCCCGATTTTGGCAGTAATCGTAGCTGTTCCTCGGGCCTTTGCTGTTACTTTTCCGGCATTATTCACAATCGCATTTCTTGAGTTACTAGACCATTTTGGTTTTGCTTTCGTTCCGACCATCTTCAGTTGCATCGTTTGCCCTGTGCAAATCGTCACCTTCGTTTTGTTAATTTTAACCGTTGCCGCCGATACCGGAACTGACATGTCAAGTGCCAAGATCATTGCCAGCAAAATCACTGAAAACTTTTTCATTTACTTCTTCCTCCCTTGGATTGATAGCTCAATTATACATCTGATAAAGAGAAACTACAATGAGAATCACAATAATTGATTAGGCAAAATCACGCAGAATCCATTTTTTTGTGTTTCCGTGGAATTTTATGTTCAAAAAAATCGTGCCCGTATTTAAGCCGTTTTATTTGAGCAAGGCTGTGTCAATGATCTGAAAGTTTGCCCTGTGAATGTAAAGGGCTTTCCCGTCAATCATGAGCTTTGTCATTTTCGGCAACTTCTTGGGAATCTTCCAGTATACTTCGTCACCGGAATATGCTGTAATAGGTTGCCCAAGCTGAGATTTAATCACAACAACTCTGGATTTTCCGAAATAATTCTTGTACTGATTTACGATCCCGGTAACGTAAGTATTGTCAGAAAGTTTTCCTGTAGATTGACTGTAAATATCAGTCTGCTCAAAATCCACATCCGGTTCCAGACCATCTTGCTCAAATATGCAGGTGTCGCCGCAGCTCTGGATTTCCTTGCCGTCAATATTGATTGTGATCACGGATGACAGCTCGTATCCGCTGACCACGGTTCCATCACTGTTGTAAGAAGTTGTCTCAACCGGATTGCCCTGAATATTGATCTTGTCGCCGACCGTGGTCATGACCTTTTGACCGTAGTTGTCATAGGTGCGGATTGTATATCCATTTCCAACCAGATCGCCTTTGATGTCATTAATAGCATCGTCCATCAGAGCGCATCCTGTAGTTCCACCGATAAGACATAGACATAAGATTGCAAGTAACATAATTTTGATTTTCTTCATTTTACCATTTCTCCTTTAACTGATTTATCGGTGTTCCTGCTACTCCGGCACTTTCGCCACTATCAGTAGCCTTGAAATAAGCACCGTCTTTTTGTGGGTACATAAATTCGAACATCAGATAATTCGCAGCATCGCAAAGATACTCCGTGTTGCCGGTTTTAAGATATTTTTTGATGCACATATCATGAGATTCTATGGCATTTACCAATTTCTCGCCGAAATTATCTTTTGCAGTGCCGTATTTGTAAAAGCTTGTTTCGCACCGGTTTTGTCTCAGTTCATCAAACTGATCAGAATATTCTGCCGGCATTTCTTTTCCAAGTCTACTCATTTCTTTCTCACTTTCTAATTAATTACTGTATTATTTTAAGCCAGAATCAATTCTAGCGTATTATTTGTGGAAATTATCATTCAAGTGTTTTTGAAACGTTTTCCACTTCATTTGTCACGGCAAGAATCAGTTTCCCCACGAAATGTTCTTCCGGCGCTCCCACATATCTGCTCCTGAGGGCTTCCGCTTCAGCTGCGAATTGTTTCCACATCTCAGAGTAATCCATCGGGATTTGCCAGTATTTCTTGTGCAATCCCCACACTTCCTGCCAGATAGCAAAATATTTTGTTTTAAAGTCCATGTGCTTCTCCTGTATGTTGAGCTTATAATCAATTACTGTAATGTTTTTGGCTAGAATCAATTTGAATCGTTTGCGTGAGGAAATTATCACCTACGGTATTTCAAACGGATTTTGAATTGGTTTAGTCAATGTATTCTTGGTTATCCCATTTCTGTTTTACTCGTTCACACAAGATTCTCTGATTCTCCTCGCTGAAGAACAGCCAGATATGACGGTCAAAGCTTTTTCCGTTTCGCTGGCCAAGGTCTGATTTAAAAAACTCATCTATCATGTCCTGATAGAACCGGAGTTCATCCTTTTCTTCCACGTCCGCTTTCAGAAGTGGTGAATCATCGCCAATGATAACTCCCATGAACTGATTTGCGTATTTGGTAGAAATCATTATATGCTGTTCGCTCATGTGTTCCCGGTACTGCTTGAAGTAATAAGCGATAACTGCCATGGTCAGACAAATGTCATGATTTTCCAGAATGTTCTCCTGTTCACCATACAGCGAATTAAACTTATTGTACAAAATCTGTGGTACATCTTCGTCCCGGTATTTCTCAGAACGATTTTTCTGTTTTTGCTTGCGGTACACTTCCTTCTGCTCGGTTGTCCGTGAGGGTATATTATTTATATTTAATATATTAATATTATTAGAAGCAGAAGTCTTTGAACCTTTATCATTATTTGATAAAGTCTTTTTCTCTTTATTTTTTAAAATAAAGTCTTTAGATGTATCAGTAATTGATTTATCAGTAGTTGATATATCAGTTCTTTTATTATGGGGGTGATGTTCTACCCCTGGAGTTTCTAGGGGTAGGTTTTCTATGCCTTGCTGAGGCGACTCTTGAATAATATCATTGTTTGGCACTTCCTGCGGCGTTTCGTAAATATTATAAATGTACTCAAACTTAGATCGTCCCTCTTCTTTACAAGGTTTTTTCTTATCCACAACAAGATATCCTGTCGCTTTTAATTCTTTTATAGTTGACTTTACTGCTGTTTCGTTTTCTTTCAAGATCGCGCATAATCCCGGAATAGAATAATTCCAAGAATCCGGCAAAGAAAACATCACTGACAAAAGTCCCTTTGCTTTAAGGCTTAAATTCTTGTCTCTTAAATGATGATTACTCATCAATGTATAATTCTTTGTTTTGTGCACTCTAAATACTGCCATAATCACATGACCTCCTTTTCCGAATTGTTAAGTGGAATTTCGCTGAAATCCCGGAGTATGTCTATTCCACTATGAAACAGTTCAGGGGAGTCTTCTGTTTTGCAGTCTTCATTGAGAACCGGATTATTTTCGGCTATGAGTAATATTTCTAAAATATTTGTATCTGCAATATTATTTACCGCATAAAACATTACTCGGGTAATTTTTGCCGAATTTTTTCGTTCTCTATAAGACGATGTAATTCTTTGCGATAAATCAATTGATTTTCCAATGTACAAAATGGTATTATCTTCGCCAATAAAAGCGTATACGCCATGAACTTTATATAAATTATCACACAAAAACAGCATTGATTCCGTTGGAAAATCTTTACTACATTCAACAGTATCTTCGCTATTTTTTTCTATAATGGATTCTCTCCACAATATACGTGCATACGCATCTTTGTTACCTGATATAAAATCGGAAACATCACCATAGCAACTATTTTCATCAAACTTTTTGTATCCATAACAAGCACGTGAGATTGCATTAGCGTAATCAATTTGGCGAATACTTGCTTTTTTCCAATTGCATTTTTTGTATTCGTCTTCGTGCTCTGTGATAAACTCATTAACATCATAATAACTATCGCCTTCATTAAAGCTCATATTAATATCAAGAGCTTCGGCAATTACTCTGGCAAATTTTATTTGTTTTGGGGAAGCTAATTTTCGACCTTTCATATAGATAACCTCCATGTCGTTAATACGTGACTGCCGTTTCGTCACAGATCCATGATTTATAAAAACAACAGGCAGGCGTATCATGGAATTACGCTTGTCCCCCGTCGGGTAAGCCTGTTGGTTTTACCAGTTTTATGCGACTTCCAAATAAGCAATATCTTTGAATATCTCCAGTCGCTTTTTGCAGTCTCTATAGATTTCTTTGTAATATTTATTCTCCAAGATTCCTGCTTGGATGCAATGAAGAATGATGTTTTCAGCTACAGTAAGGTTGCTCAACTGTTGAGCTGTAGCGTTATCTCTTCCAGATATACCGCAAATTTTATTTGCTAATTTGGTGTATGTGATATACATTTTATCAGAATGCTGAGAACCCTGTTCTTTCGCGTATTCAACTAATTGCTTCAGAACATCCGTTTCAGCTTTTCTAGTAAGTTTTCCCTGCTCTCGTGTTTCAACCCAATACTTGCTTTGACGTTCGAAAATAAATTGTTGCATTAAGTAAAACTGGCGAACGAGCTCCTTTTTAAACCTACGGGTAATTTCACTGTTTCTCAAATAAGTCATAAGCAATGTAGCCTGCTGCTGATTTAGGATGTAAATTTTTTCCTTCTGACCGCTTGCCAAAGGTTCCATTTTAAATCGAACCTTCCCGAAATCCTCAAAATCGTCTAAATACTTTTGAATTACCGCAGTTATTGAATGATGCCGGTTGTTTGTGCCGAATGCAATAATTTTGCTGTCAGTAAATGCTTGATTGTTTTTAATACTTACTATCTCCATATAACTCCTTTCGTTCGCAACTGCTCTTGCAGGCAGGGTTTTTGGAAACAAAAAAAGAGCAGACTCCAAGACGGTATCACGGAAAGCGGGTCACTGTTTCAACCCAAGTAAATATCATCTTAAAGTCTGCTCAATATTTTGTTTTTCGTACAATAACAAGATATAGGTACTACTTGTTACTCATTTATTATACCGCAACCCGGCAGAAATGGCAATGGTTTTTACCATGCTGGACTAGGATTTTTCCGCCTGTTGTTGTCGCTCTGGGCTTTTGTGACTGCTTTCGCAATAGCACGTCCATCCAGATTGATCGTATTGGAAATGTACTGCGGAGATGAGTTTCCGCCGGTGTTCATATTCATCATTGCCATGGCAACGCCCTGTGTTACCGCCTGTGTCATTTCTTCCTTACTCAGTCCAATACTTCCGTCCGGCATGTTTCCGGTAATGCTGTCAGCAATGCTCTTCATAGCCTGTTTGTTGGTCAGCGGAAGGACTGCTTCTTTTCCGGCCTCACCGACACCGATCACGGATGCTGCATTGAAAAGACCACCTTTAGCATACCAGTCAACTCTCGAATTGTACCGCCACTTGTGGGTCTGTCCCTCTTGCCAATCAGTGTAATCCATGGAAATATGTGGAGTTCTGATGTTGATTGACTCCATGCCGTTTCGGAGATTCTGCATAGCGGTTTGCCCGATACTGTACATATCGCTGAAATTTCGGCTGATTGTATTAACTATGCCGCCAATCGCACCGCCGATGCTCGTGTTCATGGTTCCCCGGATGTAAGAAGATATATCCCTTCCCAGATTCTGCCATTTGCCAAAAGCGATTCTGTACTGGCTTCCAAAATGACTGCGGACGGTTTCATCCATTCTGCCAAGCTCTGTACTTGCATCAATCTTCATCTGGCGGACATTTTTGGTTACTTCACGGGAAGAATTTCCCCAGTGAGTTGTCGTGCTGGTGTCAACACCTTTCATATAGCCATCTGCTTGCTTCTGGATTTCAGCGAGATCGCTTGTAGTAGTGCTCACCATTTTGTTTGTTGCATTTTCCGTATCAGTGCTTGCAGTCATCATAGTTGAGGAAATCTTTTGCTGTGCGCCAACAATATTGTTTTCAACCGCAGTAGTGACAGCTCCAGTAGCGCTTGGAAAATCTTTCGATAATTTTTTATTCAAATCATCGAGAGGTACTCCTGCGTTTTGTAACGCATTGTATACTATTTTCAACGCTTCGTCTGCACTTTGTGCGCTTCCGCCGGTGTTCTGCAACTGATCTCTTACGCCGATATACGTACCACTAAATTCATCGCCTTTTAAACTTAAAAGGTACAAAGTGTCGGAAAGTGTGCTAATAGCTTCTTTTGCACTAAGAGAAGACATATCAATCTGGCCCGTACTTTCAGAAAAGCCGTTTCCTAATGCCTGAATCTTATCTGTCATACTATCGATAAACTCAGCAGAAACGCCAGCCTGTGCACCATATTGTTCAAGAGCACTTCTGGCTTGTTCTGTCGAAACTCCGTATTCTTTAAGCTTTTCAATCATATCAGAATACATTTCATCATGAGATTTACCAAGCTCTTCATCTTTTTCAATCATTTTCCACAATGCTTCAGATTGATCGTTCGTGATTGTGGTCATCTCATTTAATTTAGCAGCATAATCGTGCAGATATCCGCCATACTGAGTAGACATTCCATTTCCACCTTGCATAGTTTCAAACAACCCTACAAGTTTTTTGGTAAGAATTACTGCTCCTGCGGCAGCAATAGCTATTCCGCCACCGGTTCCTACAAGAGCTGCGAGTGATGAGCCAAACGCTGGAATCGTAGTAGATGCTGCTGAAGTCAATGCTGGGCCTAACATGTTCTGAACAGCTGAAGACAGCAAACCAATTACAGTATCACCTGTGAAAAATTTTACGATTCCATCGACAAATGGCATTAATTTCATACCAATGGCAAATGTTGCTATAGCCTGAATAAAAGTTCCTGCCGATGTGGTACCAAGACCATTCCAAATTCCGCCCAGAACCTCGCTGATAACTGTTGTGATTTGTGACAAGTGTTTCGACCAGTCTATTTCGCTAAGGAAAACACCTATATTATGTCCAAAAGCTTCCCAATCTACACCGTTCGCAATGTCGACAAGGGATGTCAAAAAGTTATTCATGAATTCTTCAAGTTTCTGGCCATTTTCTTTCCACTTAAATTGCTGCATAAAGGTCGTGATTCCGCCAGTAATATTGTTGACTAAATCATCCCATTTAAAAGTTAAAGTAAATGATTCAAGGGAAGTAAATGCACCGTTCAACCCAACCGCCAATATATGTGCGATATTTGTAAAATTAATTTTTGCAAATACTCCATTTAATAAATTAGCGAATGCTTCACCTATGTCAGAATACGGTAAATGATTTACAAGTCCGGCAAATATATCCCAGGTTTTCATAAAAGATTTTCCGATAAGATTTCCAAGGTTAGTCCAATCTACCTCTTTTACGATACCGGCAATCCCGTCTCCAAATTTAGCTCCTAAGTTATACCAATCAATCCCATCAAGGATTTGATTCATGGTATTAACTATAGTATTAAGTCCGGCGCCTATCGTTCGTCCCATTAAATTCCAGTCAATATTATCAATAAGACTGTTAAATGTTTCTGTAAAAGCATCTGTGAAAGCTGTGATTTTAGGACCCACATTTTTCCAGCTTATGACATCGTAAATCTTGCGAATTCCAATGTTAATCATATCAGCTATGGTCTTTCCGAGTCCTTTCCAGTCATGGTTGAGAAAAGCTTTGCGGATTTTTTCAGCCCATTTATTGATAGGTGTTTCTTCTTTGTTCAGAGCATCGTCTATCTGGTCCGTGATTCCACCAAGGCCCAGTGACGGTGTTGTTGTGCCGGTTCCAGTTTTACCTGTTCCGGTACCAGGTGTTGAACCGGATGAACTAGAATTATCTGTCAGCTGATTCAGTTCGTCAAATGGAAGAACAGAAAGAGCTTTCTTCAGAGCTTTTGCTGATGAAGTAGCATCGTCCAGCCCAGAAGCTGCTGCATCTCCGGCGTCCTGTAATCCACTAAGGTCTGCTGCGGAATCTTCCAGTCCAGCAAGATCATTTACGACCCCGCTTGTGGAACCTTTAATCTTTTTCCCCATCAGAACATACATGAAGTTACGGAATGTTTCCGCAGCCTGCATAAGTTTTGACATTAAGGCATTAAGAGCCTGGATTCCCGGAAGAACTGCTGCGATTAAGCCCTGTCCGATAACAGATGCAAGGGACTGAAGATTCATAGTAAGGAGACGTACTTGGTTTGCATATGTCAATTAATGTTATCCTATAGGCTTTTTATCCTATAGTTCTTATAGTTTCCTATAAGTTCGGCGTACATTTTCATCCCATAAGGATGTCGGATACTCTTGGGGATATTATATTCTAAACTCTTTAATAAAAAAGAGCCTAGGTTCAATCCCTACGCTCTACAATGTGCTATAGCTTTTGTTCTATAGCCTTATCTCGGTATTGACTTATTGACTTATCCCTGTAAATATAATATGTTCGTATTAAGTCAACTTAACCTTTACCGATTTTACCCGATTTTCACTGATGTATTGCTACATCAGGCGGCACATAGTCTACCGGCTGTCCTGGCGAAGTCCCCCTGTTGCGCACTTGTAACTGACATGATGTAGTTATAACGCAGCATTGTTTTCTGCGCCTGTGTCATGGAATTATAAGCTGTCGTAATGCCTTGTGACAGTGCATACTCTTGTAAGTTGGCGACCGAAAGATTTATTCCGAGCTGTTTTAAAGGCTCGATTTCCAATTATGTTACCGTATCGGCTTTTTATCCGATACTTCCGGGAGTTTCCTCGCATTATGGGATGTTGATTCATCCCCGGTTCAGCGTACCTTTTCACCCTCGTATAACGTTAGGCACTATATTTAATAGCGGATTGACTTTATCAATCGTGTCGAACACTCTTGGGAGCATTATATTTATTCAGCTCCTACGCGTTACGGTGGCAGTCAGCCGTTAGTAATCTGACCGCTTACCTCGGGATTAGCATGTTGATAATCAATTTAGCTTTCCCCGATTTTGCTCGATTTGCTATGCAATCTTTCGACTGCAAGGGGCAAAATGTCTACCCGAA